CGGAGCCGGAGCAGGAGTTCCTGTTAGAGGGTTATTCCCTGACCCTCTAACCCAACCAGATATATCTTGTAAAGGAATCCCAGTAGCCGTAGATATCTGTTGCTCATTAACACCAAACTTCTTGGCAGCATCATGCATGGCTTGGTATAAGCCTTGACCTTGAAGACCTTGCGATACTAGTGAGTTATAATAATCTTTTATTTGCGCCTGAGTAGCCATTATTCGCCCCCCTCGTACTCATAATCATACATGGGATTCCACGAATTGATCGCCTGAGTAGTCGATATTTTATCATCAAGCAGATTTCTATACTCTTGTCTGGTATCACGCAACAGATCCAATCGTGTCTGCTGCTGAGCCAATTCCTCTGGAGTAAACGCCAAAAGGTCAGCGACATTGGGTGGAGTGACTACCTGCTGATTCAAATACCCAAAATCTGGATTAACATTTCTAACTTGGAAAGCAGACCCATCTATAGGCTTCCCCATGAGAGCGTTATACATCTGATTACCGCCAGATATCAACTGATTCTGGGCGTTTTGATTGCCCTGCTGGACTGCTCTAAATTGTTCGGGAACAGACTGACCATACATATCTATAGACTGTTGTTGTCCTTGAGTCATAGCCTGTATTGCGGGATCAGCAGTTTTAGTTATGTCTCTGCGGCCTAATTCAGTCTGTCTTTCAAGTAGATCCAAAGTTTCTTGATTGAATTTAATTTGCTCTTTTTGAGCACTGCTATCCATACCTCCACTACCCATGATTAAGCCTCCTAATCAATTGATTATTAGTGGCCCCAAAAAGAGTCACATCACCAAGAATACCATTTTTCAAATAACTTTTCGTCCTGACTCCTTCTTGGACGAACCCCAATTTTCTAACAAATATACAAATATTTCTTTTGTAAGATGGCACCTCTGCTATAATTTTACGATATGGAGCACTGGAGCACAGATCTAGATACCATCTTATTGATTCACGCAATAAAACAAAAGCATTTTTCCTATATTTGGGAAATATCATAGGATGTGCTCTTAGACATACCCTTGAAACATAATCTAAGGCTAAAAGCCCCACAAAAACTCCATCTTTGTTTATAATAAGCCATATGGTTCTCTGTAGATTAGGCTCATAATGTTCCATAAGGTGACCTTCTTCTGTAACGTCTTTCCACATACAAAACATTATAGATTTTATAAGGTTAACATCAAATGTCCTTGAAATAGTTACGCCAGTTTCCAACCTTGAGTCCTATCGCCGCCAATATCATCTTGAACTTTTATGTAAAGAACGTCTCCGCCGACTCCGTTAATGTCATAATAATGTTGATTTTCTTCAGCTTCGATGACACCTTCTGGACTACCCGACCCTCTAATAGGCAACAATTTAGTAACTAGCGTTTGCCATTCTTGAAAGGTGCGAGTCATAATACCATTTTCACCTACTATAGGCTGGGACACCAACAAAACACGTCTTGACATTATTTTACCTTTGCATACGCTGAAATTAACACTGGCTTAACGGCATCAGTCATAGTGAACCTAAACACAACGTCATTGGCATATCTTCCAAGACGTCTCCATATAGCTCTTCTATTATATTCGCCTATCTTACCGGATCCTCTGCTTCTTTGATCCACCCATGTTTTGCCCCCGTCCGGGCTTAAATCAAGCAAAATTTGAGGGTTAGGAAATTCAGAGTTACCGACTCCCATTTCAGCCTCTAATTCAACTTGAGGTATAAAAATTCTTTTCCCTTGTGCATGGATAACAGGACTTGAAGCTCTACGTATGATCGTGTTGCCATATTCTTTGTAATAATCTTTACTCATCAATCCTATTCGACCGTCGATTCTATCAAACACGATCATAGAACCATAAGCATTGACCATAGACGAAACTCTATATTCAACTAACTCGTCATTGATTATGCTCTTTCTCTCAGACCATAGACCTGTGATAGTTTCAAATACAAAAGTAGTAGACCCTATCGAAAACCCTACAAAATAAGCTCCTTTTTCGGAGTAGCTCCAAGAGAATGTTTGCTCTAAAGAACTATCCGATAATTCTTGAAGAAAATTATCTATTGCTGTAGTGCTTATTTTTTTAACAGTTGACCCGACGAAAGCCCATATAGCTGGGCTTTCATTCTTACCCGATCCAATCCACATTATAGTATCGGAAGATTCAACAACCGATAGAGGAGATGATACTCCCTTTGATAGATATAGGCCGGATCTAGTGAATGGGAATCCAGATCCACCCACATTTTGAAATGCTTCTGTTGTTATCTCACCCGCAATGAACAACTGATTTTTAAACACAAAAGGCACAACAGTGTTATCCGGGTTAGCCTCAGCAGAGCCGAAATCTAAAGCGTTATAGCTGGTAGCATCGTTGATAGCACTAACAATAAATTTCTTACTATCAGTGGTAAAAACGAAATACCCGTCTATAAACACAACATATTGCGGATCACCATTAGCTCTGAAATCAGGGTCTGTTATTTCTACTATGGAGTCGGGACTAGGGGTATAAACATAACCCTTGCCTCCCGGAATCAACAACACAATTTGAACTCCATTCTGGGCAACAGATACCCTACCAGACCCTTCAATAAATCCTAAAGAATCTACCGAATGATCTTCATTCAATCGGTATAAAGAATTACCGTTGACGAAATAAGGAACCCCATTTAGAACTATAGAGGCTCTATTCTGCTGTGAAACCTCTCCTGTATTCGCTATTTCGGATATCCCAGGAGTGCCAAACAATTGTTTTTTTGATTTTGCTGTAGTTTGAGGAGCATTGACATACCAGTTTAAGCATTCTTGCGCACTGACAGGAATAGAATCAGACACGTAGAACCCGTTAGTTGGTAAAATGTCAATCGTGTTACTCACTATGCGACCCTCAACACAGCTTGGACAAGAACAAGATTGACTGTGTCATCATTATTTTCTCCCCATATCTCGACATAATCATTTGGTTGGAGTACCTGCCTCCACAGCCCAGTGATAGAGGCGGAAACATTACCTGAAACAGTTCCTGATTTTCCGGCAGTAGTTATTACAGAACCATTGAGCGCAGGATAAATAGTTATCGATATGAGACCTCCTGCCGCTGCCTCTACCGAAGTTGAGAAGTCTATGCTGACAGAAATAGGGCTTTCACCTATATACGTTATTCTCCCATCAGAAGTAGTTTCAAACCAACTTGCTAAATTTTCTGTAAAAGTAGCCGCCATTTTTACGGGAGTATTCGACGAAGAAATCACGGTCTCAGTAGAATTACCCGATACCGAACACATACCAGAAGGATTAGTGTCTGGTATTCCACTATTCGCGGCAAAAGCCCATCTGACATCATCAACACTTATGCCGTTTAGAGTATTCCCCGACCCCGCAAATCTACATAAAGACAAAGACCCGAGGCCTCCAGACGCTATGTTAGCGGAATCAACGGCACCATCCAGTAAAACACTACTAGGTTGACTGTCTTGTACAAAAATTCGATCGCCGATAAAATTATCTAAAACAACAGAACCAAAGTCTATAAAACTACCGTTTAAATTTAAAACTATCTGAGATTCTATAAACACAGTATTGATAGTGCCCGACAGCAATAACCCGCCACTTATCAATTGAATCCATGATACTGAACTAAACCGGACAAAATTAACATTTTCTATGGTGCCAATATCGTCCACAGAACAACTCGATTCTACCAACTGAATTATACTATCCGATCCGGTTATGTCATACAATGATCCATTGACACAAGAATATACCATGCCAAAAGATTTGAACTGAACATTGTCACCAGTAAACATTGCACCAGTACCGGAGTATGTAAGAGTGGTCAACGTTTGTGACCCAGATCGTATAGAATTTTTACTTCCAAGCTCAAATCTTGCCGTAGTTGTGACGTCATTAATCAGAAGATATTCAGTATCATTCGCTAAAGTGATCACCCCACCAATATCATCAGGAAAATCTGAAAGTTGACTTACAACCACAGTCTTAGTGGTAACAGGAGTATCAATTTGAGATATTTGTATGGACTGACCAACAATCCCAACTCCAATTCCATTTCCAGCTAAGATGCTTCTGAATTGCAAGGTATCGGCTGAAACATCTTCTATAACAGAAGCACCTGAATTGTCCGACGCAACATTCAATCCAAGAGCAATACCATTTTCAGGACTTAAACTAGCCGATATCCCAACTCCGGGTTCTAGATTCCGTACGTTATTAACCGAACCTTGAATATCTAAAACGGCAATGCCAGTGGGATCACCAGCTTGGACTATGGTGCCAGTAACCCCTAAAGAATCCGTCAGATCCTCAAAGGAGATTTTCCAGTTTGTGCCATCATCAACAAAATCAAAAGTAGACCCATCAGGCACAACAGACTTAGAAGGGAACAGGCTCTTTTTCCTTCCTTGACTACGATTTCTGTTATTAGTCATTAGAAGCCCCCTCAGTGCCCGATTCCAATCCAACAGATCCAGTTGTTTCAGCTAATATAGGATCTTCGTCCGACTCATAGAAATGATAATCGCTGAAGGTATCGTCGTAGTTACCAGAACCAATGGGTAAAGTGGTTGGATAGTTTGAGGTGGGAACACTAACGCCAATTTGCATCATTGCTTCATGGCCATTTCTTGCCTGCTTAAGCAAAGCATTTGAAACCTCAGCGTCAAAATCTGGAGCTAATTCTAGAGCCATATTAGCGACCAATCCTCTTATGGCCCCAGCAGGAATTGTCACTTCGTCACCTAAATCTGAAACTTCTGTATATCCTAACTCAATACCCTCTGCGTTTAACGCAAGCATATATTGATTGAGAGAGAATATAAACGTCTGGGCTTCGTCAGAAGGTATTGGAGCCTCACTCGCTTGGACTAATATCTTGCCAAGTGAAGCTTTCATAATCTGTTCTACTGTGGCCATGATCCACCGCCTTTAAGTTAGCCTTTTGCGACTGGCTTCTTTTTCACAGGCTCCTTTTCAGACTCCTTCTTCCAGCCTAATGACTCTGCATATTTCTCAGTAGCATAAAAATCGTTTAACTCGATTTTTTTGCCGTTGGATTTGATCCATGTGCCCATTATATCACCTATAGATAAAGGTGGTCTATGGACCACCTTTGTTGGTTAGCCATTTGATGGCTAAATTAAGGAGTGATGCCGAATCCTTGACCCGCAAAGAATGGATTCAACACGGCGTAGGCGGGACGGAAATCAATCCGTACGATCTGCTTATTCTCTCTAAAGCTGGTTCCTTTAGAAATTCGGAATTGAAGGCCGTCTTCGGTGGTAGCGATAGTGTCAGTAGAATAAAGCTTCTTAATAGGAACTGAACCTATCGAAAACGCTTGTTTGTGCCAAAAGAGGTTAGGTTGAATGATGTCACCCGCACTGCCAAGCAAAGTGACCACATCACCAGATACCGGAGCAGAATCAACACTATTGTATGCGCCACCAGTCTCAAAAATGGCAGGACCAGAAACTTTGATGGTTCCAGCACCAGCACCACTAAGAGTCACACCCTCTACAACTACACCAGTATAAAGGACATTTGATGCAGTTTCATCGATAATAGGCTTACGAGTCGCAAGATTGAGACGGTTACGACCTGCAATCTGAATAACTTCGCCAGCTTGAACTACCAAATTAGCTTGAAACCCTGTTACGGCCAAATCCTGTACCATGGTATCTTTATGGGTCACGTAGGTTACATCAGGGTTAGAAGCCAAAGTTCCCGCCCTATCCGCACCGGCAGCGATAGTAATAGAATCCAACGTAGTAGCTGTCATAACTTTTAAACCAGCAAAGTTTTCAGTTATGATTGCCTTACGATGGGCATCGCTAATGAGACTACCGGCAGGACCGCCTGCACCTAAAGATCGCTGGTCACTCGCCAAAGATCGCTGGGTGAAAGGGTTAACGGTGGCGCACCAACTACCATCCATGGGAATACCATGGGCATGCATAACAGCACCCATTTCGGCAATGTGATCCCATTTTGATATTGCTACTCCATAATCACCAGAAAGGAGACCGGAATTTTTAGCCATAAACGCAGCAAAATCAAGCTCAACGTCGGTCTTGATCCTAGTGGCCATAGGTGCCAAAAGTTGGTCTTCTTGGTCCATCTCTAAGGCTTGTTCAGCTTCAGAGAAATCCACTTCTTCAGTGAAATAATCCTGAACAATGCCAAATGCCTTACCGGTTGTGATTGGAGTTGAGGTGGTGGCAGATATGTCTCCATCAGGAGTCCTTTTGGACACAAAATCTGTTCTTCGCTTAAATGCTGTGCGATCGCCAGTCGAAGGGTCAAACTTCCCATCTAACATCTGAGTATCGACGTTTTTAGATAAAACGCGTTCAGAGTCGAAATGCTCTAAGAATACTCTTGCGAGTTTCTCGGTTATGTTACTGTCAAAATTGTTGTTAGCCACGAGCAGCTACTCCTGTCAAGTAAATGATGCTCCCTTTGGCCCTCTTTTCTTAGGGCCTACCCCATTTCCTTTTAGAGGATCAGTGGGGTCAGGAGCATTTGATATTCGTTTTTTCAGTCTTTTAGCATTTTCTTTAACTTTACCGTAAAGAGTGCCAAGTTCAAAAGGGTCAGCGTCATTGAGCTTTTGGACGATACTTGGATTTTTAGCCATGTACATCGTCATAAGACCACCCTCAGGCTCATCCAATACTCTCATTACAACGTCTTCCCTAAGCCCCACATTGGCCACTATAGAGCCTGCAGATTGAAGATCCTCCTTAGTAATGCCATGTTTAACAGCATTATTTCTGTAAGTTTCTACCTTAGTATTGACTTGATCATATTGGGCTTGCTGCTGAAGTCTAATTGCTTCTTGATTTTTCGACTCCGCTAGTGCCTTGCTGGCATCTTGCTTAGCCTTCTCTTCAATAAGCTTATCTCTAGCCGCAAGCTTCTCCTTATAGTCAGAATCGTAAGGGTCCGGATAATCTGGAATTACAATTTCTTTCTGTTCGGGAGCCTGTTGTTGCCTTAGCCGCTGCAATTCCTTCTCTGCAGCTTGCGCTCTTTGTTCTGCCTCCTTTATCTTCTTAGTTTTCTTAGCAGCGAGATCATTGAGAATCTGCTGTTGTTCTTCGGTGAACTCGACACTGAGTTTTTCACTAGTTTCAGACGAATCAGATTGATTCTCATCAACTTGAGTATCGCCTTCTTCTGGTTTGTCGCCATCGTTGCTTGGAACTGGATCTTCAACTCCAGGATCCACCGTTCCAATTAACTTATCGTCTTTTGTCAAGACGTTATTAGGATTCAAATTGCCAGAATCAGTGTTTTCACCTGTTACATCCATAATTTCCCACCAAGGGTAGCTGCCGTGATACCGTCACGTTCGGGATTTTCCCCCTAGTTAAAGGGTAGCTGCCGCGAGTCGTCGCGTACGTAAAAACATTTTAACACAAAAGATATATCTTTGTCAAGTATTCTTTTGTTACAAAGGGCCTTTCACCCTTCTCGGTTGAAATTCAACATGCAAATGAGTATCGTGGTGAACCACGTCGTAATTTTCGTTTAAAGACTTTCTAACCTGATTCACTATACTAGTCAAACTTTCAGAGTCAACATTCCTAGTCCTGAAATCAACAGCATTACCAGCATAGTGTAAAGAGTTACGAGAGTGAGTGCCGTCCATCATGCTGGTTATAACGCAATCATAACCATGATCTGAAAAAGCTTGATGTACAGCCATTATAGCTAGAGTCAACCCTATATTGTTGTCTGGAATGGCTCCTCTTTTAAAACTAATCATCTATGTCATCCTCCATAGCGATCATGTTTGCCACATCTATGGGACTAGGGGAGGGTGAAGAAGGAGGAGGAAGCTGGGATTGAGGCGGAGCTATTTGTTGACCAACTCCGGTCAAGTTAGATAAAATTTCGATAATCTTGGCGTTTTGCAACTTGATGTTTGCAACAGACTCATCTGACTTGCGTTGCTGTTCTCGCATGGATAAAATAAGATCTTGCTGCTGTTTTTTAATTTCTAGTCTAAACTGCTCCGATCTTTGGTTTGCGGTCAACATGTTTTGCATATCCCCTTGCTCCAACTTTTGTCGTTGCAAAGCGGCATCTTGCTGCAGTTTCTGTAACTCTAACTGATTCTTTTGTTCTTGCAGTGCCGCATTGGACTGTACCTGCATGCCTTTGATATGGGCGTTTTGCATGTCAGCCTCTGCTTTCATCTGTTCGGCTTCTGCCATCTTCATCGCGGCAGGGTCAGTAGGCGGAGACTGCTGCATCTGCATAATCTGTTTATGCTTTTGCTTTTCTTCCTCTGTCATCTGAGATTCTGGAATCTGCATCTGGCCAAAGAGCTTGAGCCTTTCACGTTCTGCAAGCTGGTCCATTCCGGGGGCATCTATGTTACTGAGCAAAATATCCGCATTTCGTTCGATGATTTGAGGATATAATTGAGCCATATCTATGATCGAAGATACAGTTTGTTCTCTTCTACTGGCAAACGAAGGTCCAGTACTGCAAGTGACGTCATACGATCCCCTTGACAGATCGTTTAACGCAATAACGTCTCCGGATTGTTGATCTACCACGGGCCTATTGATGCTAGAAATCTCCATAGAACCATCTTCATTCATCAAACGCACTTCTCTTTCACCGTCAAACACTTTGGGGAGAGCGTCTATCAAGATCCTTGCCGTATGTCTTATTGCGACCTTCTGTGATCTAAAGTACCTGATATTTCCTGTGTCGCCACGTTCCTGTAACGCAGAAATAGCAGCTCCACTCTGGGCATTCATGCCCTCACCCATGTTGGCCGCGTAAAATCCAGATTGCTGGTTAACCAATTCCCGCATGGTGTCAGTTATGACTTTAAGCCCAGCATTCACTTGCGCCCCACCTTGCTGCATAGGAGGTCCGGGTACTTCTGTGTCATTGTTGTAAAATTGTACTGGATCACTATTGGTGTTTAAAGTGGACAATGATCTGCCGAACCCTTTAGCCTGTTCTTTGGTCATCCAATATTTGGCCCTAGGTGCCAAAGCTCCTTCTTCAATTTGTCTAGACATAGAGTAGTTCAATACTCTTTGAGTGTCAATAAGTTTTTCAACAACTCCCCAATAGATCTGTTTATTTTCAAATATAGTGTAATTTCCGAATGTGGGAACGACTGGGATATACGAAAAAACAGTGTCTTTAGGCTTCTCCAGCCAACCATCACCGTCCATTTTGCGAATGCATATTTTACGGTCTTTACGGACCCTACGGTTAACTTCCACAACTCCAGCCGAAGCTAATTCGTCTTCTACCTGTCTAAATTCTTCGTTATCTTCGTATACTTGACCATTGCTCATCATAATTATGGTCCTTGGTATGTATTTAGCATACATAAACTCTCCCACAACTATATGCTCTGGCTTTTGATAATATGCGCTGTTGTGGCGATCTTCTGATATACTTTGACCACTACCCTCAGGCCAATTCTCTTTATACTCGTCAACTGAAATAGCTTGCAAAACGAAACAAAACTCGGCATCAGATTTGTCTTGTTCTTCAGAGTTTGCATCAAACCATACACGATCAATAAAATTGGAAACCTTCTGGATTACCAATTCTTGGTCAAAGGAGTTATCATCGATATATTTTTGAACAATCCTCCACCCATCGATCCCAGTAGATATCATAAGGCGACCAGCAGCATTATATATTTCGGAAGCATTAGAATTTGTTTCAATATCTCTAATCATGCCGTCGTAGATTTTGGCGGTATCCTTTGAAGCATCACCACCTTTGGGCAAGACCCTTATGGAAAATTCTGATTTCTCCATTTCCCCAGCAATTTGATCGACGATAGGATTACACATATCGAAACTATATCTTGGCTTACCGTCACTGGCGTCCCACCAATGTGGTTCCCACTGGCCATTAGTTTTGTTTAGGAAAAGCCAGTTTTCTCTAGCTCTTTCTCGGTTGTCGCTATCCGCGTCTTGAGATTGTCTCAATAGCTCGAGTACTTTACTGTGGTCTTCGTAGTTCACTATCCCACCTCTTTGAAAGCCAATAATTGTTAGTGTTAGATTCAGGAACGGGAGTGCTAGATATTTGATGGGGATCAACTCTGGACAACTTGTATTTAACAGCACTCCCGTTATATTCCCGGAATCTTTCAAGCAATCCTTGTTTAGCCATGCGGACAAACACGGGTCTGACCAACCAATATTCGACACCCAAAGATTCTGCTACTTGCCGGATCCCAGCACCACCAGGGTATTTGGAAATTTCTTCGGCTATATCTTTAACCAATTCTCCATAAATCAAGACGCCCACCCTTTAAATTCAAAATCTTCAAATTCTTCTTCGACTTTAGATTCTGGCGTAACCATAGTCATCATCATAGAATCGGCCATATTGGGAGATGGTAGATTATAAGGCTTTTTAGCCATTTCCACTTTACTTAGTATCTGGATCTTACCGTTAGGGTTTAGTTTTCTCGGTATCCTACAAACTTCTGACCGGATCACATCGATATTTTTTATGCCAGAGCTTATAGATATCATTTTTTCTGGATCTATATATTTGCCTTTAACTACAGCTCGCCAAGTGTTATAGAATCTATCCCGAAGTTCCCAGTATTTTTGCGCTCTCATATTCAGATAAGTGTTTTTACCAATATCCTTACGGTATAAACCTTTTATATTATCGCCAATTTCTTCTCGCATGGCATTATCGGGGGAAGAGGATCCTCTAAACAGGGTCAGACCAACTGACTTATTGCTAAACTTGCCCTCAATTTGCCTTTTAAGCCCTAGTCCAATTCCGTCACCGTCCCATATGAAACAATCTACGTCATCTTCAATGGCTTTATCACAGGCCCAATCTGTGCCAGACGCGACATCGCCATGTTCTTTTTCACATATGTCTAGAAATACTGAACCTTGTCTTAAAGCATATCCTTTAGAATCTCCACCCTCATCCGACGGATCATACGCAGCAAAAACAGCTCCAGTAGGATCAAATCCTAACTTCTCATGAGCGTCAATAGCTGCATCAAACCACTCCACTTGGATAATGGCGTTATCTGTGCTGTCATAGAATTTGCCCCGCCAAATATGATCGTACATGACAGTAGGCAAATTGTCTTCGTCATATTTTCTCTCCTTCTCTAAAACATCAGGAAAGTAAGGGTTATCGTTATAATTGATAACTATAATGAGATGCAAATCATCTTCGTAATAGCCATGTTTATTCAACTCTTTTTCAAACGGAACTAAAAACCTTTGGCTAAAAGGGTCAGCCCTAGACATGGGGTTAGCTGACATCCATATTTCAGAATCGTCTTTACGAAGGGTAGGAGTTAAAGCCTTAAGAGAATTGAAAGATATAGTTTGAGCTTCTTCAACCCAGAATCGGTTAAAGCCATGCATAGACTGGATTCCGCTATAGTTCCTTGCAAGGCCACGGAATTTAAAAGCATCGTCGTCATTGAAAAGTATTTTGTTTTGAAAAGTATCAAAGCCTTGGAGATCGAGCCTAGTTATCTCAGACGCAAGCAAACTAAAAACAGAATCATCTATAGAATTTTGGAACTCTCTGAAGCAAGCAGTCTTTATACCTTTGGTCTGAGAATCCATCAAACAGATATCTGCTATGGACTGAGATTTGCCGGACCCGCGACCACCTACAACTATCTTGAATCGCTTAGACTTTTCAACTAAAGGCAGAAGTTTTTCAGGTAGAGTCATTCTGGGCATTTGGACGCTCCACAGTAATAGTCCATTTGTGGTCGGTCTGAATCGGACCTTGATCCTTGCCCGTTACCTCCAATTTTTCATTGAAAGCAGGATCTATCGCTCGCAGGAAACTCTTGGTCAAATTGGTATCGGCTCCATGGTAGATAGGAGCACCATTGGCGTCTTCTTTAACGCCTGATTCAGTTTTTTCGTCAGCGACCAAATACCCCCTGGCCCTTACAGCAGCAGACGCGAAAATATCATCATGCCACATCTCTATGATATCGTTATATGACTTAACAAAATCGATATCACTACCTAGCCAATGTTTAAGCAGTCTTCTAGGTATGTGCACTTTACGCAACGAAAAAGACACGGAAAATGACTTAGCAAACCACTCCAAGAACAATTTCTTGCGCGAATTGGATTCTTCGAGTATTTTTGGGTCCCAGATCGAAGATAAGCGTTGCCTATGCGACTTTGCTATATTTTCAAAGCTGCTTTCAGGAATCTGTGATGGTAAAGGCCGTGACATTTTAACATGTTCTCCTCAGGACAACCGTTATTATAGCACAACCGATATATCTTTGTCAAGTATTCAAGATTTCTGCCTTCTGAAATGAGATCTCAACCTGTTACACAAACACATCTTTTGCATTGCATCTCCTAAGTGATCGTATTTGACCCGAAGCTCGAAATAGTGAATGCCCAAATGTTTAGCCACGATCCGGTAGGCAGACTGCAAAGACTCACCTTTAAGCAACTTGGTAACCTCATCTACATCATCGCCCTCTAGCTTGTTCTGGCGATCTATCTCTCTATGCCTGTTACTGTGCACGTCTAGTGGTTCAACTTTACGCAACTGGATCCAAGAGGTACAATCCCTAAACTGTATAAAGACAGAATCATCTTTTATACGACCAACTACCCCAAACTCGTAGTGGCTTTCACCTTCTTTATCAGTGATGGGACTGCAAACTGCAGCCCCTTTAGATATATTCCCCATTATACATAACTCCATATATCTTCAAGGATGGATTCTTGCAAATCGCCACGTTTGATAGCGTTTCTGAGAAGATTGTTAGCGGCCATTTTGATCTGACCATTATTGAGATGCTCATATTTGACGACCAATTCCTCACGATTTATTGATAACAGGCCAGCCGCCACTGACAATGCCTCATCGCAATCAAGCTCTTTCATAGCCATGGAAACTGCATCGCCACAGATCAAAGTACGACGACCGCCCACTTTTATCTTGACATAAGAAATTCTAGCGGAATTGAGAGAATCAGACATCTTACCTCTAGTGTCCTCGACAGGAGTGAGATCTTTAGCTCTATAACTTTTGAGATGGCCGCAATTCTCTTTAAAAGAAACCTTATACCAACCTTTAGAATACGTCATGATCATGCCACGACCTTCACGGGTATCAACCAAACCACCGATTTGCAATTCCATATCTCTATCCTCTATCATCATCACCAAACCTTTATTATAACATGCCAAATATATCTGTGTCAAGTATTGCGATCTTCGACTTGAATCAGGCAATTTGAAGTGTCCACAGAACGCTCGAAAGCAGCACAACGATAGTCATACCCCCGATTTCAATCCTCCGTAAGCCCTCCGAAAGCCTTCTCTGCGAGGCGTTACATGGCCAGAGGCCGCGTCGGACGGGGCTTCCGGGCCAGTTACGCACCCACACAGCACCACGTAATGCCGTTCTCTTTTAGAGGTTTTGTTTTTTATAGGTAGGTAGTTTCCTTCCTACCTATTATTTTTTTATAAAATTAAAAAAAAAAAATAAAATACAAGGTTAGGGGGGTTCCTCAGAACTCCCGTCCGACGCGGCCTCTGGCCATGTTATGTGTTGCGTCCGGGCAGCCCGATCTCATTCGGGCTTGACAGAGGGAGGTGGCCTGTGTTAAGATGTTGACTCCCGTTCCTTGATTCTGAAGCTTAATTAGGACATTTGAATATGATAAGAAAAGACACGCCATTGAAATTAAAAGTTTCGAAACTTCGTTCTGCTTACGAGGTAGGTGAAACCCACGAACATAGGATCTTCTTGGCCGCCAAGTGGTATGGGATTCAGGGGTTCCACATAGTTCCTTTCGGCCCAAAGGGATATCCTTATGGTTATAGCCAGAGCCATGCGACATGCAAGCTGAAGAAGATTGAAGAATGGTGGGACCCTGTAGATGGCAAGTATCCCGGCTATGCCATTGCGTTAGCCCACGGGGGTGAGAGTGGCTTATGCGCTATAGATTTGGATGTCAAGGCGGATATAGATGGGGTACAGATCTTATCCGATCTTGTTTCTGCGTACGGTGATTATGATGATCCGTCGTCTTCTATTGATACATTGATGGCTGTGACTCCTTCGGGGGGCAGGCATCTGGTATTCAGATTCCATCCGGAGATATACAGCAACGCGGAGAAGTTCTATAAGGGAATAGACACCAGAGGTGGCAATAAGAAGAATCCTTCCAAAAATGGCGGAATCACTTTTATAGAGCCATCATATAAACCAACCGAACCCACCGAGGAAATATATAGATGGGACGATAGTCATGAGGACATTCTAGATGTTCCAGAGTGGTTGGTGGATACGCTAAGCGGACATCCACCGGTGAAAGGCATAGAATTGCAGGAAGCGTATATACAGTCTGCACCCGGATTGCATGGAGACGGCAGGGACAGAAACATCTATATGGACCTCATGCGTTTTGCCGGTGCGGGGTATACCGAAGAAGAGTTATGGTCACTCGTACCTAAGATACTTGAAAGAATGGACCCTCCAGATGAGGGTATGGTGCGCAAGAAGGTTGAATCCGTTCTGCAGTCGGATGCTTTCAACGATTCAACCTTGAAAGCTGAAAAGAAGACCCGCCATGATAGCATGGGGTTAGACAAAAATAAGAAGGGTAACCCGTTAAAAACTAGCGCCAATTTAAAGAAAATTCTG